AAATGCTATAATGGCACCATTTGGATTTGGAATGGGATCAGGTGGTAACGTCATTAAACTGCCAGGTAAAGCAAGTGGCGGACCTGTTATGCCAGGTGGCACATACCTCGTTGGCGAAAAGGGCCCCGAGTTACTTCATATGGGAGGTGCCGCAGGCACAATAACACCAAACAGTCAAATGGGTGGTGGTCAAGTAACATACAACATAAACGCCGTAGACGCACCTAGTTTCCAAGCCTTAGTAGCAAGTGACCCAGGATTTATATATGCTGTAACACAGGCAGGTGCTAGAACTATACCAGGAGCAAGATAATGAGTTTTCAAACAATCATAGATAATGCAACATTTATATCAGTAGATAAACGCAAAACCACAGCAATGAGTGTGAGTAGAAGTGGACACATAAAAACAGCAGAACGCCAACCAAGTGTGTATAAGTTCACAGTAGGTAGTGTACCTGGACTAAAGTATTCAGAAAATAGAGGTGTACTTGAAGACATCGATACTGCTGACAGAGTCACAGAAGCAAATATCAGTTTATCAAACAACACTGGCATGAATTATATCACAGCATATCAAGGTGGTATTGATGGCGGTAGTTTAAGCATGGTAGGTGCTGATGGTAAAGAATTATATATCAATGCCAGTCTTGCAACAGGCAGTGGTACACTATTTAAGAAAGGTGATTACCTACAACCAGAAGGTAACACAGGCACATACAGATATCCGTATCAAGTAACCAGTGATGTGAGTTTTAGCACAGGTGCTAATGTAACTATACCAGTACATAGACCAGTGTTAAGCCAAACAGGTGTAAGTATAACTAGTGGAGGCGTAAGAAAAGGCACAGAAGTACGTTTTCATGTAAAAGCAATGAGTTGCCCAACATACAGCATTGTGCCACATGATAGAATAGAATTTGCTGGTGATTTTGAATTTGTGGAGATTATAACTTAATGACTACTATCACAGAAGTACAAGGCACTAATATAGCACCAATAACACTTATTGATTTACAAATAGGTGCTAATGTATACTATATTTCAAGCAATTGGAAACCTGTAACAGTAGGTGGTAATGATTACACAGAACTAGGCAGTTTCTTAACTGTAGGTCAAATATCAGATGACTTAAAATATGACAGCAGTGATTTAACACTAACACTTAGTGGTATACCGTCAGAACAAAATTATCTAAGTCAAATACTAACAGAACCTGTAAAAGGTGGTAATGTAACTATACAAAGAGCATTTGTAGATCCTAGTACACTAGCACTCACAGGCAATGAATATACTAGATTTAAAGGCATTATCACAAATTTTAAAATAGATGAACAAGTAAATATATTGAGTAAACAAATGGACTATGCTGTTACTGTAACACTAGCAAGTCAATTAACAGTACTCAGTAACAAAATATCAGGACAAAGAACGAATCCTGAAGATAGAAAAAGGTTATTCCCTGCAGACAGAAGTTTTGACCGTATACCTATTCTTTACAATACCAGTTTCGACTTTGGTAAAGAATACACAGGAGGCGGTGGCGGCTACTACGGTGGTGGCGGTGGTTCTTCAGGTGGAGGCGGTGGAGGTAACCGTGGACGATTTAGAGACGCACAGGAAAGATAATATAGATATAAAGGATATAAAGATATGATAAGACAAGCAGATATAAAAGACTTTAAGAACATTAAGAAAATGTTTATAAATTTTGCCAATAGTGCGCCAGTAGATTATCTACATAAGCCACAATACGATGATGATTATATAGATCAATTATTGTTTGGTATTTCAAAGACAGGAGTTTTACTGTACGCAGAACACGAAGGCAAACCAGCAGGTTTCTTCATTGCGGCACCAGCCGCAGATGTTTGGCTACCACAAGTAAAACATGTGTTAAGAGAAATGGCATGGTGGGTAGAACCAGAACACAGAGACGGTACAATAGGCGGCAAATTATTCTTAAAATTTATAAGCATTGCTAAAGCAATGAAAGATGCTGGTAAGATTCAAGGTTATACAATGACACTTATGGACAAATCACCAGACATCAAATTAGACAAATATGGTTTTAGACCAATAGAAACAGTTTATTACGCAGAGTAGGAAGTAGGAGTATAATATGGCAGTATTTACAACAATAGCAAGTGCGATAGTTGGAGCAATATCAGGTATTGGTTTTACAGCCGCACTAGCCGCCGCAGGTACATTTACACTAACAGGTATGGCAATCGGTGTTATAGCCGCAGGCTTGGCCTTTGGTACTGCCAAATTAATGGGCGTATTCGATGTGCCAGACATGGGACCAGATCCCGGGACTAAAATACAGGTGGCCCCGAGTACTGACAACAGGATCGGTGTTGCCTACGGTCGTAACTTCATGAGTGGGCCAATTACAGATGTTGCTATAACAAATCAAAACGACACTATGCAGTATTGTATTACACTAAGTGAATATGTTGAAGGTGAAACATATACTGTGAATCAAATCTTTTGGGGCGATAGAAAACTAAACTTCCCAGGTGGTTATCCAAACGCCACTAGTGCTAATGTCATTAGTTACTCAGATCCTAATGCTACAACTACAGAAGATTGGGCGAACAAAATTCGTATAAGAGTGTATGCTGGTAGTACAAATAGTGTTGATCAAATATTTCCAGCATCACCTAAAACAAATGCCACTAATCATATGAAACATTGGACTACATTCGGACCAACTCATTATACCATGGAAGGATTAGTGTTTGCCATGATAGAATTAGACTATGATGCTGAAAATGGATTAGCAGGTCTAGGTTCAATGACATTTGATCTAACAAACAGTATGCATAATCCAGGTGAAGTGTTATTTGATTACATGACTAATACTAGATATGGCGCAGGTTTAGCCAATGCTGACATAGATATAACCAGTATTTTAGGTACAGCAAATACACAAATGAAAGGTTATTGTGATGAGCAAATCACTTATACACCTAATACTGGTGGTAGTAGCACAATCGATAGATATCAAATAAATGGATATTTGAGTACATATAGCACTTGTATGGATAATATCGATGATATATGTAGAAATGCTGGTACTTACTTTACATTTGATGGTAAACAAGGTAAATTCAAAGCAATTCCGAATAGACCTTACAGCACTAGTGAATTAAGTAATGCATTTCAATTGAATGATGACAATCTCATAGGCAAAATATCGATCACAAGCACAGAATTATACAATACACTAAACAAAGTAACAGTATCATTTGCTGATCAAAACAGAAAAGATCAAACAAATACAGTAGTAGTAGAAACACCAAGTGGCGATAGAAACACAGGTGAACCAGACAACAATTTAGAGTACAGATTACCACTAGTGAACAACAATATACACGCACAACAATTAGGTAATTTAGATCTCAATCAAAGTAGAAAAGGTATGGTAGTAACTACTGTAGGCGATTTTAGTTGTCTAGAAATAGACGCAGGTGATGTTGTAAAACTCAGTAACAGTGATTATGGATTTACTGATAAATTGTTCCGTGTAATGAAAAACAAAGAATTATTAGGACAAGACGGCATGATATCTTGTGAATTATTGCTGTTAGAATATGACGCAACGGTGTACACAGAACCAACTGTTACAGAAAGTGAAGAAGAAGATGATCCAATCGATGTACCTGTTTTACCACCACCACCTCCAATTGACCCACCAAATAAATATCAATTATTATATCAAAATGTGCCTATAAAATCTACATCAGGTTCAGGCACATCAGCAAACTGTATGGTGCTAAAAGCACTACCTAATGTGTATACACATGTGGTAGTTTTAAACAGTACAGCAGACTTTGCCGCACTTGATACTTGTGTTATAAGTGGTGGTAACCTAGGTGGTATCGATGTTATACATGATTGTACATTTACAGTACCAAGTGTCACAGGCGGTGTAATCAATAACCCTATAACAACTATTTCTGGTGAAGCAAATGTATATAATCCAGATAAACATGGCAGTAATATACCAACAGCCGCACTTGCCAATGCATCAGTAGGTACACAAGTAGAAGATCAACCAGCAAGTAATCTTGCAATGGCAAACACAGATGTAGTAGAAAATATACACACGCCTAGAGAAGTAGATTTCAAAGAGCCTACAGATGGTGTAGAAGAAGGAGACTACAGTTTTATTGCAACTGGCACACCTGTAGGATCAATTCCAGCCAGTGGCACAGCAAACTATTCATTGAGAGCAAAAATAGTGATTGAAGATATAGAAGGTAATACTACCAGCACAGAGTTTGGCACATCATATAACAATGCGGCTGAAATACCTGGCGTAATGAATGCTGTACAAAAAATATCAATACCAGCAGATGTATCTAGAGCAAATGTGGTAATACGAGGTAAAAATACATTGGCTCCAAACAGTGGAGGCCAAATAGGTTACACAAATTTAAAATATGATTTAGTCAAAATTAATAAAGGAGATACATTTTAATGCATAATAAAGTCATAATTTATAACAATACTACTGGACATATAGAACAAAATATCAGAATAAGTCCTAACAGTTTAGCAAGAATGCTAGATGGTAGAAGTTATTTAAGTACAATGGTATATGATTTAAAAGGTAGAATAGATGATTTCTGTGTGAATGTTAGTGTAGATCCACATGTAATAGAAGAAAAGCCAGAACCAACTATAGATGTTTGCACAGAAATAAGAATACAACGACAAACTTTATTAAAAGTCTGTGACTGGACACAGACTGCAGATTCACCTTTAAGTGATGCCAAAAAAGCAGAATGGCAAACATACAGACAAGCACTTAGAGACATGCCACTTGAATACTGCGACGAAACTGACATTGCTAACGTCATTTGGCCCACAAGACCTAGTTAATTCGATAAATATACAAGTAATAAAAACGGCTATATTGCCTTAGTGATATAGCAATACCCTATAGGAGTAGTTATGTCTGGAAGAATTCTCACATTCAAAAATTATTTAGGCGGTTCCGACAATGTACAAATGTTGGAGATGTTCCCGTCAACACAAACGAAATTTACATATCAATATGGAGCAGATGTATCAACTTTTACATTTGATGCAGACTATCAAACAATAGTTGTAGATAAATTGTCTTATGACCGTGTTTCTGGTGATCCTAATTTTGCAGATTCAAGTATTATAGGCAGTTTTGGTTCTAATACAACAATCGGTAGTGCATTTATCAACACGCAAAGAGATATATATGGCGATATAGACTTAACTATACCAGCACAAAGGTATACTGGTCCTCTTTTGCCAGATGCTCGAACAAATGTCCCAATAACAGTAGTAAGTTTTAAATGGACGCAACCAGCAGCCAATATATACGATCAACCACAAACGTTATCACATAGATGGGCAGTTATAGAAAGATATGAACCAGACGTAACAATAGGTAATCCAATATTAGATCCTGCATTTAATCCAATACCAACATCATAGGAGTAATATATGTCAATAGCCGGCAACGTTTCAGTCATAGTAAGAAACGCCAATGTAGCAACATACTTTAGTGGAGTTCTTGGAACTACACCTAAAGTAAATGTAGGTATAAGAGTAGCAAATGTATCTATATCAGAAATAGGATCACAATATACAGATCAATCAATTAGAAATCTGTTTTCTGCTAATAATACATCTCCTGCAGGACCAGGTGTATACGGTGGGTTATCATATGCACCCGCAGATGGTATATTTCTATTCGATAATATCACAGATAGTGATATTCGTGGAACCTTTTCTGCCTTACCACCTTTGTTGTTCAATAGCAATACTGGGCAAGTAAGTCTAGAATCAAGTTATTTAAAAACACCACTAAAACTCGAATCAAACGGTACAATTCAACTGGATTCTACTAAATTTATATCACCATTAGACTTAGATGACGTATCAGGTCAGATCACTATAGATTCTAGTGCATTGTTTAGTGGCAAAACCACAGATGATTTAACAGAAGGTTCAACTAATTTATATTACACCACAGATAGATCAAATACAGCAATAGGCAATTACACTGGCGCCTTAACAAATTTAACTGGTAATATCACAACAAGTGCTAATATAACAGGTAACTATATCTTTGGTAATGGTAGTCTATTAACAGGTGTAACAGGCTTAACAAATGCACAAGTTGTATCTCATATAGCCACAGTTCCATTAACAGTTGGCGGTGATCTTGATGTTCTTGGTAATCTAGAAGTAAGTGGTAACTTAAATTATAGAAATGTTGAAGATCTATATGTAAGAGATCAAAAGATCACACTAAATGCCAATGCGGCATCGGATGCCACAGTAGAAGTCATAGCAAATAGACCAGTAGCAGGTTCAAATACACTGATTAGATGGAACGAAAGCAGTGATGTATGGCAATTTACAAATGATGGTAGTACATTCTACAATATACCAGCAAGTACGAGTGACTTAGCAGAAGGCACTAATTTATATTACACAGATGCTAGAGTAGATACACATCTAAACACTGGTACAGCAAGTGCAACAGAAGTTTTAAGTTGGACAGGCTCAGATTATGACTGGGTAGCCGCACAAAGTGGACCAACAGGACCTACTGGTGCAACAGGACCACAAGGGCCAACAGGACCACAGGGAGCAACTGGACCTACCGGACCACAAGGACCACAAGGAACAAAAGGAGAAGTTGGACCACAGGGAGCAACTGGACCTCAAGGATTACAGGGTAATATAGGCCCAACAGGACAGAAAGGTGCTCAGGGTGCCCAAGGACCAACTGGTATAACTGGACCACAGGGTAATACAGGACCACAAGGACAAAAAGGTGAAATAGGTGTACAAGGTACCATTGGACCAACTGGTTCACAAGGTGATAAAGGAACAAAAGGAGATGTTGGACCAACAGGGCCACAGGGTAATACAGGTCCACAAGGACAAATAGGACCACAAGGTCCAATTGGACCAACTGGATTAAAAGGACAAAAAGGTCTAGAAGGTGTAGCAGGACCACAAGGACAAAAAGGAGAAGTTGGAGCAACAGGACCAACAGGACCACAAGGACCACAAGGTTTAACTGGGCCACAAGGAACACAAGGACCGCAAGGTTCTCAAGGATTAACAGGCGACAAAGGACAGAAAGGAGAATTAGGCCCACAAGGAACACAAGGTACTGCTGGTGATAAGGGACAAAAGGGTGAATTAGGACCTCAGGGTGCTACTGGACCACAAGGACCACAGGGAGCAACTGGACCTACTGGAGACAAAGGACAAAAAGGTGAACTTGGACCTGAATCAACACTAGCAACCACAGTAATTAGAACAGTAATTGCCGCAGAAGACTTAGCAAAAGGTGATGCTGTATACATAAGTGGTGGCACAGGAGACAATCCAGAAGTTTCAAAAGCAGATGCAGATGATGCCGCAAAAATGCCAGTATTTGGTATTGTAGATGAAACAATCACAAATACCAACACAGGTAATGTTGTTATATATGGTGAATTAACTGCATATAACACAACAGGATTTACCACAGGTGACAGTTTATTTGTCAGCACTACAGCAGGTGTTTTAACAAACTCAGCACCAACAGGCGAAAGCAGTCTCATACAAAAAATTGGTAAAGTCATAAAAGGTGGTAGTGCTGGTGGTAAGAT